GGATATAACTAGCAACCAAAAAAGAGTACAAGCTATTAAACAAAGGGCACGTTTTAGTTAAGTGATAAATAACCAATTAAATTAACATTTACGTTTATGGATTTACCAGTATATGAACTAATGATAAGCGATGATTTACAAGACGATGCAGAGGTAAACTTTGTATCTCTAGTAGACAGACCAGCTATCCAAAAGAATTGGAACGCTTTCAATCATAAAGTTAAGTTTAACACAGATGAAGAAAAGCGTGTTATTTCTGGTGCTATTATGTTGGCAGATACTCCAATTTTTAGGAGTGATGTTACTCATGGCGATTACTATGTTGTATTCTCTAAGGAAACTATTTTTAAAATAGTGCAGAGGTATTTCAAAAAGGGTTATCAAGCTAACGTAAACATCCAGCATAATCAAGACACTAAGTTAGAAGATGTTTATTTGTTTGAATCTTTTATAAGTGATAGAGAAAGAGGTGTTATGCCTATGAAAGGTTTTGAAGATGCCCCAGATGGTTCTTGGTTCGGTTCAATGAAAGTAGATAACGACTATGCTTGGAATGAGGTTAAGGAAGGAAATATAAAAGGGTTTTCAGTAGAGGGAGTTTTTGAATATGCAAAGGCTGAAAGGAAAGAAGATAAGATTTACGAAGAGATAAAGAAAATATTAGCACAAGTTAAGTGATAACTATTTTAACATATAAACATATATAAACATGAATCCGAAAGAAGCAATTTTAAAGATTAGGGCATTATTTGAAGATATGCCAGAGCCAATGCCAGAAAAGGAAGAAGAAGTGAAAGTAGAGATGGCTGAATACGTTTTAGAAGACGGAACTAAAGTTATGATTTCATCACTTGAAGTAGGTGGTGAGGTTGTTCTTGAAGATGGTAGTCCTGCTCCAGATGCTGAACACAAGTTGGCTGATGGTCAAGTTATCGTTACAGAAGGTGGAAAGATTACCGAAATCAAAGTAGAAGAAGAACCAGTAGAGATTGAGATTGAAGCAGGTAACAAGAAGATGGATGAAATGGAAGCTAAACTTTCTGCTTTGGAAGTTGAGAATGAATCTTTGAAAGCTAAACTTTCAGAAGTTGAAAAGAAAGCTGCACAAGGTTTCTCACAAGTAATTGAGTTGATTGAAGAAATCGCTAAAGTTCCTCAAGCAGACCCAATAGAAAAAACACAGTCTTTTAAATTTGAATCTACTAAAGACATCAAGTTTGACAGACTAGCTAAATATCGCAACGCAATTTTAAACAATAAAAACTAAGAAAAATGGCATTTAATGTTTCTGCACTAGCAGACTACACAGAACAGAACGAAGCCTTGTTGGTAACAAGCTCGGTTCTCGGTGCAAAAACTGCACAATTAATCAAGAGTGCTGGAGGAGTTATGGTCGGTGTTAAATCCAGTGAGACCATAAACATCATGGATACTGATGCAATCTTCCAAAGTGGTGCATCATGTGGTTTTAACGCTTCTGGTTCAACTTCTTTCACACAAAGAACTGTAACAGTTGGTAAAATCAAAATCAACGAAGCACTTTGTCCTAAAGATTTAGAAGCAAAGTATCTTCAGAAGGCTTTGCCTACTGGTTCAATGTACGATTCTATTCCTTTTGAGCAAGAGTTCACAGACAAGAAAGCTAAGAGAATTGCTGCACAACTTGAAACTGCTTTGTGGCAGGGTGACACATCATCTGTTAACGTTAACCTTAACAAGTTTGATGGTATCATTAAGCTAGTAGGTGCTGCTTCTGGTGTTGTAGATGCTAATACTTCTACTTACATCTCTGGTGCTCCTTTGGCTTCAATTACTGCAGCTAACGTAGTTTCTATCTTTGATGGTATCTACAAAGCTATTCCTGCAACTATCGTAAGTTATGACGATGTAGTTATCTTCTGCGGTATGGACACTTTCCGTACTTACACAATTGCATTGAAGAACGCTAACATGTTCCACTACACAGTAGACGTAAAGGCTGACAACGAGTTTGTATTGCCAGGCACTACAATCAAAGTAGTAGCGGTTCAAGGTCTTAACGGAACTAATGATGTTTTCGCAATGAGATTGTCTAACTTGTTCTTGGGTACTGACCTTTTGAACGAAGAGGAAAAATGGGAACTGTTTTGGGCAAAAGAGGCAGACCAAGTGAGGTTCGTAAGTGAGTTCAAGATGGGTGTTAACTTCGCCTTCCCTGACGAGATTGTTAAGTTTGTTATCTAAATAATATAGGGGGTGAAATATCCCCCTATTTTTTAACTTTATAAAATATTAATTATGGCTTGTGCTTTAACACAAGGTTATGTTCTAGATTGCAAAGATTCACTCGGTGGTATTACTGAAGTGTTATTCATTGCTAAACAAGACGTAACCGCAACTACAGAGGCTTCTGGTGTTATCACTGCTATAACAAAGGCGGCTGGTAAGCGTTTCTACAAGTATGAACTTGTAAAAGAAACTTCTAGCTTTGTTGAGAATATCAATGCTTCTGTAGAGAATGGTTCTATTTTCTATCAGCAAGAGTTGACTGTTATCCTTAACAAACTACAAGCAAACACTCGTAATGAGATTTTGCTTCTTGCACAGAACCTTTTGTTAGCTATCGCAAAAGATAACAACGGAAAGTATTGGTACTTAGGACAAACTAGAGGACTTGACATCACTGCAGGTTCTGGTGGTTCTGGTACTGCAATGGGTGACAGAAGCGGATATACTTTAACCTTTACGGGTAAAGAACCTGCTCTAGCACCAGAGGTTAGTTCCTCAATCATTACTGGTCTATTATCGTAAGCAGTTGGTTTAGTATAATTAGCCCTTGCAAGTGCAGGGGCTTTTTTTGTTAATTACCTTTGGTTTCAGCATTTATATAAGAATGATACAATTAACTAAAGGAGTAACGCAGTTCATCTATTTAACCTTAACGGAAAAGCAAACGTTAAGCACTCCTAACTATTTATTCGTTTTTAAAAATAGGTCTACTAATACAGATGTAAAGTTTGTGTTATTGAACGCTGCAGATGTATCTTCGCACAAGGAAAGGTATAATAAATTTTCTATCAAGGTAGATAAATACTTTTCTAGTAAACCTAGAGGACAGTATTCATATTCTGTTTATGAGCAGGCAAGTACAAGTAATCAAGATATAGCAGGACTAAACGAGTTAGAGAGTGGAATAATGTGGCTGAATGAATCAGAAGTTGTTTATACTGAATATCAAACTAACGATACATTTAAAGTAAGACAATGACAACTGGAGAAAATTTTATATTAGTTCAATTTGCAGAGGCTAAGCAACCCGAGTATAGAGAAAAGAAGAAAGAGGGTTATATGGAGTACGGGGATAAGAACGACTATCCTTTGTACTTGGTGGAGTTGTTTAACAAGTCTGCTAAGCATAACGCTATTGTAAGAAATAAAGTACACTACATCTGCGGAAATGGTTGGACTGGTAATGACCAATTTATAGAAAAGCCAAATAGGTCTGAAAACTTAAACGACCTAACTAGGAAGATTTCAATGGACTTGGAGTTATTTGGTGGGGCTTATATTGAGGTAATCTGGGGACTAGGTAAGGTAGCTGAAATGTGGCATATTGATTATACTAAAATACGCACAAATAAAGATAATACGCAGTTCTGGTATAAAGAGAATTGGAAAGACTACAAAGAGAAGCTAGAGTTTGTTTATCCTGCTTTTAATCCTAAAGTCCCACAAGGCAAACAGATTATCTATCTAAAGGAATACAGACCGAATATAGGCGTTTATTCTTTGCCAGTGTACTTTGGTGCTCTTAACTATATTGAGAGCGATATAGAGGTTTCTAAGCACGTTCTAGGCAATGCTAAGACTGGCTTCAGTGCTAGTAAACTTATTACCCTACCAGACGGCACACCTTCTAGAGAGGAGCAGAATGAAATCCATAGAAAATTTAAAAACACCTATACTGGCTCGGATGGGGTTAAGTATATGTTGTCATTCGTTAACGATGCTTCTAGGAAGCCTATTGTAGACGATTTAGGGCAGTCAGATTTAACTAAGGAAGATTTTGGTAGAGTTGATGAGTTGATTCAGACAAACATATTCTCTGGTCACCAAGTTACTACTCCTTCTATATTCGGTATTGCAGTGGCAGGTAAACTAGGCACTAGGACTGAAATGAGGGATGGTTACGAGATTTTTAAGCATACTTATGTAAATGGTAAGCAGCAATTCTTAGAATCATTTATGAATACTATGGCTGGTTATTTTGGCTATAGTGAAGAAATGAGGATTATACCTACCGAGCCTATCGGAATAGAATTTAGCGAATCTGTACTTTTACAAGTTGCACCTAAAGAGTGGATTCTTGAAAAGATTGGTATTGATATGACTAAATACCAACCAGTACAAACTGCTCCAGAGTTAGCACCCGTTGTTCC